GAAACCTCTTTGCTGCGTTTAACCTGCCGCTCAGGAATCCGATGAACGACAAACGGGCTGGCCACGTTATCGCGGCTTTCGTCAATGATCCGTTTCAATTCTTCCCCGATCGGGATTGCGACATGCGAGGCCTCTTTCTTCTGTACTTTCTGGCGGTGGATGTACAGCGTGCCATAAACCCCGTTTTCCGGCTGCGCCAGCCATACACACCCGCAGACTCCATCCTTTGGCTTACTGATTGAATAACGGATTCGTGACACTTCAAGGCGCGCGTGCGTCGTCTGCAATGCTAAATCCATCGCGGTGCGTAACCAGGGCTCGGCGGCCCGCCGAATGGCTTTAAAGTTATCGAGTGAAAGACGCTGGCGTTTCTTCTCTTCGGTTCTTCGCATTTTTTTGCGTGTAGCAGGATTATCAAACATCAATGATTCATCGACCGCATACGAGAACAATTTTTTAAGGAAGCTGACCTTCCGGTTTTGTACGTTCGCTGATGAATCTGAGTGGTAATGTTTTATGTAGGCGTTCACATGCTCCAGCTCAATATCGCAAGCTGGTATGTTGTTAAAGAATTCCTTCACCCTTAGTGCGTCGTTGTTCCAGCCATCAAGCGCATTTTGCGACGGACGTTCATTTTCAATCGCACGCGCCATGATGTGATCAACATGCTCGGCAAATGGTTTAGCCTCACCCGATACGCCGCCAGAATCACGGATAAGCAATTCAACTGACGGAGTATTTGCCTGCCGCATTCTGAGGTTGTATTCGCGCGCAATAGCGATGGCTATAGCCCGATCTTTCCCTATGTTCTTTTTCTTCCCTGTAATTAAGGTGAATTTATAAACGCCGCGATCTTTATCAAATATTAGATAATCAGGTAGATGGCGGTATTCTCTTTTTCTTGGCCTTGCTGCCATGATTAACCCTCACTGATAAGCTGGCGAACCGCATGATTAACCATCGAGTCGACCCCCCATTTTTCAGATTCGAAGACGAAAACAGAGCCGTCGACGATTTTACCTGTGAGTAGGCCATTTTCGACCCAACGTTTAATGGTTCGATTATCCGGAATAGAGTCTTTGGTAAATTCGCGTTTTCCCCATTGACTCGCTTTCATAAGTTTTGCCATGGCAGGATCTCCATACAGCCCGGCTGCACCCGGGCGTGAGGTTTATTCTTCGGTGCTGGTGGCGGGAATAAGCTTTTGCCAGATTGCGGACACGTATTTTGCCTGGTGGCGAGCATCGGCCAGTGCATTGTGGGCTACACCATCAAATGGCATCTTGCGCTTAGGGTCGAAACCAAGTTGTTTGCCGAGCAACACCATGGTGCGCACGTCGCAGTCGTTCCAGAATTGCCACGGGTAGGTTTGGCCGGCGCGGTCGTAGGCTGAGCGTAAAATCACATTGTCAAAGTTAGAACCATTACCCCAGACTTTCAGATATCGTGGGTTGTCAGAGTGACGGCTGATAAATGAACTCAACTCAGAGAGAGCAAATGTAATGCTTCTGGTATCGTCAGTACAAATAGCTGCTCGGGCCTCTGATGATTGTTTGAGCCACCACAGGATAGTATCACCGTCAGGTGTCGCCCCCTGATCCATAGCACTGGCGAGGTTAACGGCCATATAAAACTCTGCGCCCAACTCACTGCTTTTCGGGGCGAAGAATACAGCGCCGATCGCGACGATTGGTGCAGCAGGTTTATTGCCCATAGTTTCGAGGTCGATCATTAAATGGTTCACGCTAATTTTTCTCCTTTTTCTGCGCTGCAGCTAACATAGCCGCCAGCGCTGTGTTTTGATCCATTGCTTCAGTTAGTGCGGCGTAGGTAACGTCCAGACGAGTAGCGGTATCGCGCATTAACTTCGCTGATGCGGCATGTGCAGCCGCAACGAGGTCTTTTACTTTTACGTGTGCCATTAGCGCCGCTCCACCAGCTGGTTAAATCGATTCATGAACATGCCGTAAGACTGCCCAGGGCGGACAGGATTAATGACGAATTGGTCAGTGGGAATAATTCCGTCGAGCATAGGCCAGTGAGTTCCGTCGTCGATCTCGAAATCACGGCGTTCGCTGGCCAGCATGACTAAGTCAGCATATTTAACGGTTGGGTGCTGCTCTGCCGGCAGACCAAACTTTTTGCGGATCGCCGCATCAATACGTGCTTCTAGAACTTGGTAGTCGGGCAGTAATCGCTTGAGCGGTGCAGGGATGTCTTGCATATAAGCCTCTGCTGCATCATGCAGTAAAGCCTCGAGTGCGAATTCTTGAGGTACCAGGTGGCTAACCAGAACGCTATGCTGTCCAACGCTGTAGAACTCCGGCAGATGGCCGGCAAAGCGGCAGATGTGCGAAAGGGCTGTTGCAATGTCCTCAATGACGATAGCGTCCTCTTGAATATCGTTATAATTAAAGTGCTTGCCAGACAGTGTTTGAATAAAGCTCATCGTATTTCTCCGTTTAATAGCGCTCTGCACAGCGCTGAATTTTGGGTGTAGAAATCCCTCGCCAGGTGGCGATTAATTGCAGGATTACGCTTTAATAAATCCCCGCGGCGCCGGGGATTTAATGGAGAGCAATCAGGCTTTAAAGTTGCCGATAAAGGTTTCCACTGGCTTGCCGTCGAACTTACCAGTCAGCAGATCGCGGAACTCATTAGCGATAGCTTCTTCCTGGGCTTCCAGCTGGACGATACGCAGGACGAATACCGGGTCAGAACTTTTCAGCAGACTATTGCGCAGGCTGAATGCACGTTCGCCGAGTCCTTCATACGGCACACATTTGAACTCGAACGCTACCGGCATCACGTCTTTACTGCTGGCTTCGATACTCTGCATCAGCGATTTTTTGCCACTGAAATCACCATCCTCATGATCGGAGGCGTTAGTTTGCTGAATGGTGACGCGGCGAACTGCCTGTGCTGCCTGGGCGATTTTCATCGTGTTGCCGTCGGCATCGAAGGCAATAAGGTAATCGCTCCAGTCTTCCAGCCATTCGGCGATTTGCTTCTGATTGAGGTGATCGCCGTTGATCGACAGCAGCGCGCGGAACGGTGCGGTTTTTTTCAGTTTGATCGAAGCGACGTTATCAGCGTGGCCGGGATTATCAAGCGTGCCAATGTTGAAGATGGAGCGCGCCAGCATGTTATCGGCATCGATGAAGCAACGGGCTTTTTCGTCTTCCCGGGCATAACCAACGGAGTAGCGAACGAAATCGTCAATGCTGGTTGTGTCCATGGCACCGCGGAAACGGAAGCGCTCAAGAGCAAAACGCTCCAGACTTTCAACGTTGGTGTCTTGTGGTAGTAGGGCGGTCGGGCAGGCTAAGCCGTGGATATCGTTCAGGTGATAACCGGAAAGCACCAGGTCTTTAACCTGCTGAAAAGTACCGCTGTCTAACTGAGACATATAAATTCCTTATTAACTGATTAGCGAAGTGATATCAGTGGATTTGTGCGCGCGGTTCACTGAGCCGCTTTAAGCTTTCCGTCTACCGTGCCGGTGATTCCGAAGAGTTGCCCCTGATCCTCCTGCAGGATGGTGAGCTTGCCGCCCTTGTTAACCCACATTGGTGTTTCGGTGGTGTCCTCTTCCGACGCTTTGCCGCGGGGAGTTGGAGTGCTGTAGTTCAGCTTGTGCTTAATCTTGACGCGCTTCTCTTCAACAGAGTTGCCCATACGCTCAAAATCAAAGGTGAGGACAACTTTGCCTTTGTTGCCGTTATTCAGAACGCCGAGCGCGGTGGTGTTAAGAGCCGCCGCAATCTTGTTTATGAATACGCCGGCGTCCAGTTCGCCCAGGAAATCGGGCACGACTGTCATGCGATCATTACTCATGGTTTTACCCTCTCGAAAGGCGGCTGCCACCGCCGGGAATTTCTTCATACACAACAGGGAAGAGCACCAGTTCAGAGCCTGAAGGAGAGAGGGTCCACGCTTTGAACCCGGATCCGGGCAGGGTTAGTTCCCGACTCCGGTGGTGCTCTTTCCTGTTGTGTAAAAAAAGGGCCCATCGGGGAGACTGGGCAAAGACTACACACAGCAATTTGAGTTGTGGCGGTGGTGCCTCCACCTGCCGGAACGGCTAGGCCCGGCGACGACACTTAACAAAACGATCATTCATTTCAAAAGTTGAATTAATGGCCACGCCGCGAGCGCTGAGCCGCATTACCACAACTGGAAGCGCACTCCTTCAGTTACAAACCGATCCCCACCGGAAGAAGGGGAATGCGCTTTCAGTTGTTTCTTTTGGGTACATTATGTATCTGCAAGGTACATTGTCAAGCGTAAAAAAACCTGCCGCAGCAGGTTTTGAAAGAAAGCTTATTTTTTAATACTGTACCTTCTTGGTTTTCCTGAAAAAATCACGGTACCAATGATTGAACAGTTTCCGTTAATTTTGATATAGGGCTCAGGCCAGTTGGAATTAAGAGCTTTTAAATAGCGGTTCCCGGCATCTTCGATCAGGCGCTTAAATGTTGTTTCTCCAGAGTCGTGCATCAAGGCGATAACGTCATCGCCATGAACTGCTGGGATCTCTGGGTCAACAAAAATCATATCGCCAGGCCGGTACTCGTCAACCATGGAGTCGCCGATTACTCGAAGAATATATGTCATAGGGCCACAAGGGACAGGACAAGGATAGTTTTCCGTACTATTCAAATCTACCTCAGCATAACCAACTTCGGTCCATGCTCCTGCCTGCACCCAGGATATAACCGGAACCATCGTTATATTTCTATTTGTATCGGAGACATCAGGAGCTTTTGCCACATTCGTGGTTTGGTGTTCTTGATCTAACCACCCAGTAGGCAAATCGAAACATTTTTCAATGTGTCTTGCCATAGTATCGCCGATGTTTTTTGTCGCGCCGTCCCCCATGAACCGGCTTGTTTGAGTAGGCTCGCGATCAATCATATTGGCGAAAAATGTATTCCCGCCAACACCATCTCTCAACTTTCTGGCGTTTAAACGCCTGATTTCCTGGATCGTTTTCATATAGAAATTAAACCGCTTGTACCGTAAAGGTACAAGTACCTTGAAGGTTCATTTCTTTCGTGTAATATGTACACAGGAGGTACATATATGAAAGAGTTCTGGGATTCGTTAACCAAAGAGCAACAGAGCAAATTAGCAACAAACGTTGGCTCCACAACTGGTTACCTACGTTTGGTTTTCAATGGCTACAAGAAAGCTGGTTTTGACTTAGCTAAAAAGTTGGAGAAAAGCACCGCTGGTGCAATCACCAGATCGCAGCTTAGGCCAGATATTTATTCCAAAACATAACAGGTACTTGCAAAAGCATGAACCACAGATCAAAGGGAGGAACCATGGGT